TGGGTACGCTGTAGCTGAACCACCCAAGAACGTCAACACAGCGCTAGCGGCTGGGAACGAATTCACAGTAGCCAAAGCGTTAGCTGAAGTGAAGATAGGTGGCTGAACTGTCAGCGTTGCGGTAGTTGTTGACGAAACAGTTACGTCAGCAGTTACGACAAATTGCTGCAAAGCACCAGTTGTCTGACGGGTTTGTGGGTTGACTGCAAACACGTTGGCGATGGTGAACACGTCACCAATCTTGAACGTGGGTGAGCCGCTTGTGAAGCTGATGGCAAGTGATGTTGCACCTTGGGTAGACACAGCAGTTGCCACGATTGGGGCAGTTGGTGTGACACCGGTTGTGTGCTGAACAATCGACTGCGACATATTGATCTCGTCTAAGCCCAATACGCCTTCGCCCATCATACCGTTCTTGAATTGACGGCTGATAGTACCAGTTGGGTTAAACAGACCTTTCAAGCCCTCGACCAAACCGGCGTTGGCGGCTGGGTTAACAGTCGCATAACGTGGGTTCATGGGTGTGGCGAACTCGTTTAACTTTTGCTGTGCTTGGAGCAGAACCAGCGAAGTCGAAGGAGTTGTACCAGGTGTGCCGACTGAGTTGTAAATGCCTTTGTAGGCAGTTGCCACGTCAGCGTCAACGCTTGATGCCAATTGCGACACGCGAGGCTTGAGAACACGCTCGGCGAAGTCATCCAATTGCATGGTGAGTTCGGCAGAAGTGAAGTTCACGCCAATGTGCTTTTGACTTGCAACAGTCAAAGTTGTGAACTGTTCGTTGTCGTCTTGCACTTGCAAGGCGGCGCCGTCAGTGACCAAGGCGCGGTCAGGTAGACGAATACGCAGAGTTGAACCGATTTTTGCGCCTTCAACGGCGAATGAATCGTCGTACTGACGATTGACGTTGCGACTGATCACCAAGTTGTTCTCGAGGATTTCGAGGGATTTACGGGTGATCATGTCAATGGTTAGAATGCTATTTGCCATGATAATTTCCTAAAATAAGTTAGCGGAGGCGCGCTTCGTGCTTCTTTACCTGACGCAATCTTTCTGCCTCAATCCACTCGGAAGTAGACATTGACTTGATAGAGCGTGGATCAGTCGTATCGTATGCCGGAGAACCGGATGATCGTGCTGATACAGGTGAAATCGGCGCTGGCGCGTTTGAAGTCTTTTTGACCGGTGGGTTTGCGGCTAACTGAGCCTCAATCTTTCCAATCTCTTTGGCTTGCATGATAGGCGAAAGACGTGAAATCCGTTCAGCTTCCTGGGGGTTTGCACCTAAGTGGTAAGCCACTTCGGGGCCATTGTCCGAGGCCTGAATGGATTGGGCCATCACGGTAGTAATTGGCAGATTCGGGTTGTATGCGACTTGTTCAAAGTCCTCATACTTCGCACGAACTTCCTCTTCCTTGTCGTGATAGGTTTCGAGTATTTCAGCTTGCTGCTTGCGCTGCTCACGCTCGGCTAGTTTTTGCTCCGCACGTTGTTCTGCCAAGGCTTCGACATAATCTTCGTTTGAGGCAAACTGCTCGGGCGTGACCGGTGCTTGAGGCGCAACAGGTTGAACCGCTCTTTCCCTTTCCCACTTTCGCTGCTCGCGTGCGAGCCGCTTGCCGATGGCTGCGTCTAATTCCTCTTGTGAGAAGGTCTTAGGTGCTGCTTCGGGTACTTCCGGCGCAGATACTTCAACTACCGGTTCTGCCGTAACTTCCGGTGTCGGCGCGGGCACTTCCGCTTGGCTTACTTCGTCTGACATTTGTAACTCCGAGGAGTCCTGGTGGATCGCACCAGTACGATTAGTATATTACTTAGACTATACGGGCGCAAGCACCCATGATTGTGTTGCTTCATCCCAAGTGTAATTTCGTCCGTCGTTAGGGTAAGGCACAGGTGCTTCCCACAAATATGTTTGGTTATTTAAAATCCATGACGGGTAAGGTTGAGGCGCATAAAACACGCCCACCACGCCGTCTTGAATAACAGTTTCATTAAATGTGTAACCAAGTCCGGCATAGTTTGCGCGCAACGCTACGCCGCCATCAGGTTGACCGTCTTGACCGTAATGCACGTTGCCGTGGGTGTTGTATGAGGTTTGCCACCACATACTAGGGTCGCCTTCCGCGCCTGAATCAATAAACGCTTGGTCAGCCGCAATGACATCATCCACAATGCCTTTGCCATCTGTAATTGTAGGTACTCTCGCAAAATAACTCATGCCGTGTAACTTCCTGATGCCGTAAATTTTAATATTGTATTTGCGCCACTAGTTGTGACTGTGGGCGATCCTGTAGTTGTGCCTGAATATCTTGAAGTTGGGATAGACAAAATGACTACACCTGATCCGCCCGCACCGCCGTTAGATACTGTTCCAGTATTCACCCCGCCACCGCCGCCACCGCCAGTATTTACTGTTCCCGCTGTTCCAATTAACGCCGACCCTGCCCCTCCACCTCCGTTACCACCTGCGCCGCCGCTACTGCCCGATTCTTTTGATCCCCCACCGCCGCCAGCATAAAAAGTTGCTGTTCCGGTAATTGAGGACGAAATTCCGACACCCCCATCACCAATTACAGTACCGCTACCGGTTCCGCCAACAGCACCCGCACCCCCGCCGCCGCCTGCGGTAAATGGAGTTGAAGTTGAACCAAAACCTCCGTTATTTCCTTGCCCTGACGTTCCAGTACCCCGTTCTCCTGCATTTCTACCGCCACCGCCACCAGACCCACCGCTGCCTACTGTTCCTCCAGTAGATTGAGCGCCACCTCGACCACCTCCGGTAGAAGTTGCAAATCCAGTAAATACCGAATTAGAACCATTGCTTGCCGCGCCGCTCACGCCGCCCGATCCACCCCCACCAACGGTAATTGAATAATTTGTGCCGCTTACAAGTGTTGCTGATCCGGATAAAAGACCGCCCGCGCCTCCTCCTCCGGAATTTCCGCCGCCGCCGCCAGCAACAACAATATAATTAGCAACAAGTGGCGCAAGAGAAGCTGCTTGAAATATGGCATGAGCGGCAAACATTAGTATGTATACCCTTGTGAGGCTGTACCGTACCAATTAGTACCGTCAGCAACAAAAGCAAGAATATCCAACTTACCGACCGTTGCGGTGATGGTTGGTGCGCCAGCCGTACCCCATTTGACACCCGTAAAGGTAGCCGTTGTAGCCGTGCCTGATGCGGGTTGCTTGAGCAGCAAGGTAAACGATTTACCGGCGGTAGCCGTTGGCATGGTAAACGTACAAGCCGTGGCTGAAGTCAATGTAGCAGTCAACACCGTACCGGCAGTAATTGCTAACGTAGCAGATGCACCGACCGTGCCGCTTGCGACAATGGTTTCGGTGTAGGCGGCAGTTGTTAGCGTGTTGGAGAGGGTAAGTGATGTTGTGCTAACAACGCCTGTGCCTTTTGGCGTAAGCGTTATTCCTACGTTTGTATCTGAACCTACTGCTGCAAGCACGCCGTTAGAACCTGTAGTTCCTCCAGATGCGTATAGATAATTTACCGCTGATGCTGTATTAAATGCCCCAAATTGAATTGCGTTATTAACGACAAAATAAAAGGGTTGAGTTCCTTTTGATTGAATAATAAAAGGAATATTTGAGTCGGTGCCTTGTGCGGAAAGATAAACTGCTCCATTTGCCGCGCTTCCTTTGGCTTCTACATAGTTAACCGCCGAAGTTGTAGGAGAAACTTGAAATCCACTATTAGCAACCGTACTTCCACCAAGCGCAACAGCGCCTGTGCCTTTGCCGTTTAAGACTAAGCCGATATTTGTATCTGTACCTTGCGCCGACAATGTAGGTGAACCACCCGTAACCGCACCCACAATCTGAGCATAGTTAACCGCCGACGCTACGTTATTGATTTGCAACGATTGATTGCCTGACAAGCCACCAAGTCGAGTGTTGCCGCTGCTTTTCAACGTACTAAACGAACCCGCTGCTACGGTTGTTGCACCAACAATTGTGCCATCAATAGCCCCGCCGGTAATAGCAACGCTACTAGCTGCTTGCGTAGCAATTGTGCCAAGACCAAGTGCAGTTCTAGCGGCAGACGCCGTAGTAGAGCCTGTACCGCCATTGGCAACAGCAAGTGTGCCACCCAAGGTCAGCGTACCGCTTGAAGTGATCGGGCCTCCGGTTAAAGTCAGACCAGTTGTACCGCCCGAGCCATCAACAGAGGTGACCGTACCCACACCGGCAACTGATTGCCAAGTTGGGGCAGATGCACCGTTAGAGGTCAGCACTTGCCCTGCCGTACCAGTTGTACCCGCTACCGACAGGGTTGAGTTAAAGCGCAGCGTTGTGAATGTAGCTGCGGCGGGGTTAGACGCGCCAATTGTCAAGCCGTTAGCTGTGCCACCAGTAATAGAAACCGCATCCGAGCCTTGCGTAGACATCGTACCCAAACCGGTAATGTCGGTGTTGGGGATGGTAGCCACGCCTGTCAGGGCGCTTGTGCCGTTGCCCTTGACGTAGCCTGTTAAGGTCGTAGCACCTGTGCCACCGTAAGGCACCGTAATGGTCGAGCCGTTCCAAGCACCCGCCAACACCGCACCGGTCAGCGTAATGTTACGGAAGGTCGCATCGTTTGAAGCGTCTTTGACCGACATTGTGCCGTTAACAGCGGGCACGGTAATCGTAAAGTTACCGACTGCGTCAGCAGAAGATAAAGTGGTTGTGCCGCCTAGTGTATCGGCATCAAAAAATAAGCGGC